ACATATTACTTCCCGAACTGGAAGAAGATGACATTGTAAAACTCAGCGTAATATTAACTAAAACTTTATGGTCTGAGGGATATCGGAAAATAGATAATAACAATGATATGCAATTACAAGATGGAAGTAAGTAATATTATCCACAAAAATTAACTTAATGTAGAAATTAACCAACAAATAAAAATATGAATTACGAAAAATTTAAACAAATTATTGATTTGCAAATAGCTCACAATAAAAGAGTAGATGAACTTTATGCTTTAAAAATTGATTTATTAGATATCTTTAATGAAATTGCTCGGGCAAATGAATTGCTTTGGGAAGAACTATTAACCGAAAATGGGGATTATCATTTATGTTTTTATCTATACGAAATGAATGGTATGTATGGAACTCCAGATCTAAACGAGGAATATAAAGATATAAAAGAGTTATACGATTATTTAATAGAAAACAAAGGATTTAAATGAATGTAACCGATTTTAACAAAGTAATTGAAAAAAGAATTGATTTGATTAAGTTAATTATGTTATCGAAAGGCAAAGAATATTCAACCGATTCCGATAAGTTCCATAATTTCAAACAGTCTGTTGGTATTAGCTTTCATACATGCCCTGAAAAAATAGCTTGGGAATTTGCCACTAAACACTTTCAATCTATTAAAGATACTTTAGATGCTGTTGATAATGGAGATGTAAACTATACCGATAAATATATTGAAGAGAAAATCGGTGATGCAATTAATTATCTTATTCTTATTGAAGGGATGCTTAAAGAACGTTTATATAACAAACATATCGATAATTGATATAAATGTAATTACATTGTGCTTACTTAACTAAATAATAACAAATATTAATAATAAATTATATTTTATGAAAACATATGTAAAAGAATTTTACCAGGATGAATTTGAATTAAAAATTGATTCAATTATTGAGCAGTTAAGTGACAAAGATTGTCAAAGAGTAGAATTTTTAAGAGGTATGCTCGCAGCTTACAGAGAGATAGTAGAAACTCGTCAAGGGTGGGTAAAAACGGAATTTAATGACTACTTCAAATAATTGCTGCTAACTACTTAACTAAAGCAAAAACTAAACAGGATACTCCAAATATAATACTAATGCCTTTTAAACGCTTTTGTTTCTTTACCTCCAGGTTTAGACCTTTCATCTGAATAGTTAGTGATTTGTTTTCTTCGTCTTTATACTTAATTATACTTACTTGGTTTCCGATAATAGTTTGTAACTTATCTTCATTCTTTTTGTATAAATTAACTTGGTTAGTTTTTAAGATAACTTGTTGCTGACATAATGAATCCGATAAATAAAAGGCTTCAGCTTTATGATATTGCTTTGCTAAGAACTTTGCCTTATCGGAGCTAAAACAAATTAAAGTATCTTTGTTATTTATAATTAAACTTTGAGAATATGCTGTCAAATTCAGCAACAAGGTTATTATTATTAAGCGTATCAATTTCATTTACTTTGGTTTTATATTTTATTATTACTGTTTGTTTTTTATTCTCCAATACGTTTAGTTCCTGAGTGTATTTATCAATAATAATTTTGTTCTTTTTAATATCGGAATATAAGCTATCATTAACTTTATTCAAACTATCAATTTCTATTCTATAATTTTGTATTATTCCTAATTCATTGTAAGGCGAATAAAGAAACCACAATATCAATAAATGGACACATAATGTTATCAAGCATAAAATAATCGATTTATTGGACATGACAAACTTATCAGGTATATTATTTTCTTGTACTAAATTTATCAATAGTCGTTAATCCTAAACAACCAAAAGCCAATGCAGTTACACATTCTACTAAGGTGTCCGATGGCTTTATATGTTCGGGTGTAAACTGATTAGCAAAAAGAGTAGAGCATAGCATAATAGTACATATAATTCCACATACTCGTTTACTCGAAATCGTTCCTGTTTCATCTGCTAATATTTGTTTTATAAAATTTTTCATTCTTTTTTTCCTCTGCTTTTAGTAATCTTACTTTGTAATTTCTCGATTAACATCTCAATCCGTTGCTCTAATAATTCTATTCTTTTTTTGAGTTCGTTAATCTGTTCTTCGTAAATTGTAATTACTTTGTTATTACCCGATGCTTTTAGTTCGTTTCTACTTTTGAAATAATCCCAAACATCTTTACCTTTGAGTACACCTATTAAGGCGACTACTATGCCAATAATAGAAACCTGGTCCATTTTATTTAATTGCTAAAATTTGTTTTCTGTTTTTAACTGTATAGGATATATGCACCCAAGTAAAATCGTATTCATTAATTAACTGGTCAAATTCTAAATTCTCTTTACACCAATCAAATAACTTTTTATTTTCTTCTTTATTACCACCACTTAAATCAATCGCTTCACCCTTTACATGTTGACTTGTTTTCGAACCGCCTACTTTTGCATTAAGTGATTCACATCTAAAAAAAGAATTAACCTTAATAGGTTTATTATACCACGTTCTTAATGGCTCAAAGCATTTCTCAGCTACTAATTTCATACAAGCTAACTGAGTTTCATTAGGATTGTTTTCTATTCCAAATCTAGTAGCTGTATTGCTTACAGTTGCTTCGTCAAAACTAATGTGTTTACTTATCATTTCTTAGTTTCTAATTGTTCAACTCTTCGTTCTAAACTATCATGCTTAACATCCTGGACCATTACCATAGTTTTAATTTCGTTAAGGTCTTTACTCATCTTCATCAAAGCATTAACCCCTAATGCCCCGATGAAAGATAAGATGGCTATCAACCCCGATACAAGCCATAAAAGAATGTCAAATTGTGTCATTATATATTAATTAAGTTCCATTGATTATTATTCCAAAAATATTGCTTATCATCATTAGGATAAGGTATAGGTGCTTCCCATTTATAGTTTACTAAAATCCAATCTTCGTAAGGCTTAGGTGAAATAAAAACATCATTTACACTATCATAAGTAAATCCTATTCCAGCATAAATATTTCTAAAATTAGAATTATAAGATGTTTGTTTTATCGTATCGTAATCATAAATATTTTTAATATTTAAAGAATCTATAAAATCAATTCCTAATTGTTCAACTTCAATTCCATTATTAGTAATAACTTCGTTATCAATAACAATTACAGCTATCACAATACTTTCTTTTATAAGTGCAAAGTTTGCCATTATTGAAATTTATATTTTATTATTACTATTCCAGAACCACCATTACCACCTTTTGCAAACCCACCATTATAACCACTTCCACCACCACCTCCACCTGTATTAACAGTTCCTGGAAGTCCAGCAGAAGCATTATTAGTTCCATTTCCACCGCCTCCAGTACCACCAACCCCAGCTGTACCTGTAAAAGTTCCACCACCACCTCCACCAGCATAATAAGTAGGCGTTCCTGTTATTGAATTTTGTAAACCAATACCGCCAGCTCCACCTATAGCTCCAGCACCTTGAGCTCCAACTGCACCAGCTCCACCACCACCACCAGCTTCACCAGTTGTTCCACCGCCATTTCTTCCTTGACCTACAATTCCAAGACCTCCAACTGCATATAAACCTGGATAAGAAACACCACCGCCACTTCCGCCAGTTGCTCCAACTACTATTGCCGCATTATTAATACCATTATTATCACTTCCACCACCACCGCCACCCGTTGATACTATTGCATTAAATGATGAATTAACACCACTTGCTCCACGAGAAGTTCTTACTGTAGAACCACCACCGCCACTGCCTATTACTACTGGATAAGATTGAACTGATATTGATAATCCTGTTGCTGTTAACAATCCACCAGCACCACCGCCACCTGACCTTAAAATTCCACCGCCACCACCGCCAGCAACAACTAAATACTCAACTACATCATTTGGAGCAGAACCTAATTGAGTTACTACAAAATTACTACTTGAATTAAAAACATGAACTTTATAGTCTCCTACTGTAGTTATAGTTCCACCCGTTGCAACCGTAAATGTAGGTGCAATCTTATTCATTAAAGGTATTAAGTTGTAATACATTATGCTTGTGTGTTAATTCCTAAAACATCAAATTTAGTATCTGTATCATTCCAAACCAAACCAATATAAATAGTTTTACTTATTGTTGTTGTAGTTGGTAATGTTACTCCGATGGCCCGATAATTAGTTCCAAAGGCTATTGTTTGTGCTGTGCCATTATCTTTTATTCTTATTATCATAGCTTGACCTTCAGACATTGTGCCAGTTGGATTTGCTATTGTTAAGCCTGTAGCTTGAGCTGTTATCTTAACTAAATCATTTGTTGAGGTTGGTGTTACTGTTGCTGAACTTGTTACACTTTGAACTCTAGGAGCATATTCTGCTTTACCATTAAATGTAGTCCAATTCGCTGAGGTTAAAGCACCCCTATTTGAAGCACTTGCATCGGGTAAATTAAAAGTATGAGTAGCAGTTGCTGAAGATATATTAAAATCACTTCCTGTAGTACCCGTTGCTAATGATTGTATTTGTGCAGTTAATCCATTTAATGCTGTTAAGCCACTTGTAAAGGTTGTTATGATTTGACCTAAATGGCTATTCTCAGTATGTAATGTAATTGTGCGACCACTATGTGCAACGTAAAATCTAATGGCTAACCTATCAGTTAAAGTTAAAACAGTTTGTGGAACCGCTAAAGCTGTAGTATATAAATCAATATTTGTACCTCCTGTAATACTTTCAGGCGTTGTTGAATTACTTGCAATTAATGTTAAACTAGTACCATCGTATTTATATAATTCTACATAAAAACTAGGTGAGCCACCAGTTGAAGATGCACTAAAATAAGTTTCAAAATTCCAATTACCTCCTGGTATTAATAATTGATTAGGATCACCAGCATCAGTAATAAAACTTTGAATATAACCATCGGCTGAAATTGTAAAATCAGTACCAGCTCCGATAATAGGTGTTTTATTTAATTCTTTAAAAGCAACTCCACCTAAAGTTCCCTGAGCTACCGAACCATTAAGATAGTAAGATACTGAAGAACCGCCACCGCTTGTTTGTGGGAAGTTAGCAAGAGAACCATCACCTCTAACATATTGAGAAACCACACCAGCTCCTGTTATTGCTATTGTGCCACTTGTTGTTATCGGACTACTAGCAACGCTAAAAGCACTTGGCATTGATACGCCTACACTTGTAACCGTTCCAGTTGTTATGTTTCCGCTACCTAATAAAGTTGTTGAATTAATTGTTTTTAAATTAGTACCCGAAACTAAAGTATCTTGTTTTAAATTTAATGCTGTTTGAGTTGCTGTTGAAACTGGTTTGTTTGCATCGGAAGTATTATCAACATTGTTTAATCCAACCATTGATTTAGTTATTCCCGAAGTCGTTCCTGTAAAAGTTTTATCTCCAGCAATAGTTTGTGGACTTGTTGAAATCACACCTCTTGCGGTTGCACTTGCATCGGGAACGTTTAAAGTTATTACAGGAGTTGTAGTGCCATTTGCTACCGATGAACTTAAATCAGTTCCACTTGTTCCTAAAGTTAAAGCAGCTACACTTGTAACCGTTCCACCGCCACCCGTTGAAGCAATAGTGATTATTCCATCCGCTCCAGTTCCTGTAGTTGTTAAAGTTATATTACTTCCTTCAACTAATTTTATACTTCCACCAGTTGCCGATAAAGTTGCTGTATGCGAAGTTGAATCTGAAGTATTTGCTAATGTTTGATTTCCTGTATTTGTACCGCTTGTATTTGTTATAACTGTTTGTTGAGCATCGGTAACATAATTTTTATTTGTACTTGCTGCTATATCCGCTGTTGTTGCATCCGCCCCTACAGTTACTAAACCTTTTGAATCATAAGTGATTTTAGTTTTAGTTGCTCCCGTTATAGCTGTATTACCAGTTACTTTAGTTCCTAATGCTGTATTCAAATCGGTTTGACTTGCTAACGTTCCTGTTATAGCACCCCAAGTAACAGCACCCGCTGCACCTGGTCCGATTAAAGTACCACCTAAAGTAGTACCGTCTCCAATATAAAACATTTTAGTATCAGTTGTATAAGCGACTTCGCCACTTTCTAATACAACCGTTATTCTATCGGCATTCGTGCCACGTCTAATTCTTATTGCCATTTTATATATTATTAAATAAAGTTACCGCCATCTATTAAAGTATATGAAGTTGCTGCTGCAAAAGTACCGCCATCAATTAATACATTGAAATTAGTACCGCCACCGCCACCACTATATATAGGAATATTTAAAACATTACTTACTAAAGTAGATGCTCCACTTGTTCCCGTTGTTGTTAATGTTATTCCGCTTCCAGCTGGCAAAAAAGATAAAGCACTTAATTGAGTAGTACCATCACCTAATTTGAATTGGCCCGTTGTACTTAAATACGCTGGCTCACCAGCTTTTAATACCATAGTTGCATTGGCTGAAAACCATGCTGAATTTTTTGGATCGTATCTTAATTCTACTACTGCCATTATGTTAAAGTTTGTATTATTGTTACAGGAGCTGGGTCAGTTAATGTTTGTATTAGTTGTTGTAAAACTTCAATCGTATAATAAGAACCGCAAGGCACCACCGCAATAACATTCCCATCTTGGTCTATTATTCTTACATCATCAGGATTAATGACTGAAGGCGAACCTGTTATTGGTAAAGAGCAAGCATCCCATTCAAAGATGGATTTAAACTCAATATCAAAATACCAACCAGCAACCTCATCGTTAAAAGCATCTACAAAATCAGTTAAAGTTGCATTTGAATTTACATCAATAAGTTCTGAGAAATCAAATTGTTTAAAATAAATTAAAGTATCTAAAGCTATTTGTTTGCAGTCCGATAAGACCTCAAGTTGATTTCTTAATCCCTTCTTACTTTTATCACAAATGTAAAATCTTATTACAGTAATATCACTTGTCCCATCAACTCTGTTAGGTTGTAAAGTACCAAAAAGCATAGGATATTTAATTGACTGACCGCCATTTAATTGATCCCAAGGGTCACCAAAATACCAACTCTTAACTTGCTTGTGAGCAGTTGAGTACGTTGCTATTGTTGATATTAATTTGTTTAAGGTAAACATCTATTAATTTCTTATTTTTTTTAATGTACTTTTTAATTTCACTCTTTGTTTTCTTTCTTATTGCCATATAGGATTATCTCGGTTATCTTGAATATTACTATAATCTTTTTTACCTAAAATTCTAGTGCCTAAATAAATATCAACATCATAAGCATTTCGTTCAGGGAATATATCCGCTCCTGTATTATTATTGTAAGTTGGGTATGTTGAGTTATTATAGTTTAAATATTTTATCATTCTGTCCCCGTACATCTCACCATTAGTTTTCCAAATATTCATTAAGTATTCCATGTCATTAGTTGGTATCGGTTGCCCGTTATCACTACTATTTGTCATTATGCCTTTATTCGCATATCGGAATTTAAACGTTGGTGAGCTTTCATACATAATATAATGGACCATCATTTTTAAAATGTAGTTATCAATTAATGTTTTGTAAGCTGCTGGAATAGTAGTTGCTGAATTTATATAAGCTAAGATATGTGTTTCAATAGTATTATATAAACTAGTTCCTAATAAAGGAAGTATGTATTTATCTTGCACCAATTCAATTACTGGTGTTATCTTATCGTACTCGGTATTGTCATCAATAACCGAATGTCTAATTAAATAATCTTGACCTATCCAAAGTGTTGCCATGTTATTTCTTTTTACGTTTTACCCTAGTTTCACCAACCCAAATGTGGCGGCACCAAGGAGTTGTTTCAGTTCCATCATTATAAAATCCTCCACGAAAATTCCAAGCATCTTCACCAAATTCATTAGTGTAATCCTCAATTTCATTATATGTTAATCTTTTAGCTTTCATTTTGCCATCGATTAATTCAGTTCCTGAAGTTAAAGCAACCATTTTTCTACAAAAATCTCTTGATGTTGATATTAATTTACTACCACTTACATCAGGTCTTTTATCGTATCTATAAACTGTATAAATTTCAGTCTCATAATCTGCAGTATCTTTATCTAATCCTTTTTCAGTTGGTGTAAATAAACCTCCTAAAGTATCAATTAATTTTTTAGCTGCTAACCATTCTAATACAGTTGTAACTTTATCTTTATCTACATTTAATGCCTTAGCAAGTTCTTCGGGTTTAGCAAATGGATTACCCTTTAATTGGTTTAATATTCCATTTCTTAAATCGGTTTCCGATAACTGAAATCTATTAGCTGTATATAATTTTTGTTTTGATAACTCGAATTTTAAAACTTGTTTTGAATCCTTAAAGTTTACATACTCAATATCTATGATTTCATCTTCGTCATCTATTTGTATTGCTCGTGCAGTTGCCCATTCAATAAATCTTTTTTCTTTATCACTTGATTGTTGAACTTTTACAACCTCATTATTCATTTCATCTTGTGCAATTCCTAAAAACGTTAAAGCATCCGCATCACTTAATCCAAATCCTGTCTTAATCATTATTAATGCCTGGTCTGCTGTATAATCACCCTTCTTTAACTTGTTGGCTATATTAAAAAGATTTTGTCTTTGTCGGCCTGTTAAGTTTTTAAGGTGTTCGTTTACTTGTATTTCTTCTTGTATTACAGTTGCACTCGGAGTGCCAATTTCTGCAGCTTCAATCTTTAATCCGTATTTTTCAATTATATAATTAGTTACGATATTAGGATCACGTAAATTTAAAGCATTGATAACATTTTGATTTTCTAATGGAAGTTCTTTGCCTATTGGCTGAACTTGTTCTACTTCAAAAGTTATATCTAAACCAGTTTTTAGTTTAAACATTTTATCAATAAACTTATTGAATGCTACTTGTTCAATCTTAGCATATTCGTTAATGAATAATTCATGTGCTAAATCTAATTCGTTACGATCGCCTAAAGTACCCTCAGTTTTGATTTTAAACAATACTCCCGGCACGTTATGTCCTGTGATTATCTTTTGTTGGTTACGTTTATTTAACGCTTCGTATTGGTCTGCTAATCCTGTTGGAGTTACATTTACAACTTCTGCTCCTTTGCCATCGGGATTCGTGAATGATAAAACTACTTTGCCAGCATTTTGTGTGCCTTGATGTTTTTCTTGAAAACGTTCTTTAATATCTTCTTTTACTTCAGGTGTTAATTTACCACTAAAGAAAGTTATAATATGACCAGCACTAAATCCATTCTTTACTAAACTATGAAAAAAGTTACTAATCTCAATATCGGTATTAATGTCTAATAGAACGCTTGAATAATCGGGTGAAGGGTAAAGTCCATCTAATTCATTTAAAGACGGTGTAAAGTCCTTAGAATAGTAAATTGAGCTACCTATAAACCCCTCCTTGTAAAATGGAAAATAAGTTTTCTTTAAATGGTAACTTTTTGCAGTCCAATCTTCACTATACCAAACTCCGCAATTATCTGCACTTAGTCTTATCTTACCCATATCTAAATGGTAAAATTCAATCGGTTGGCCTATTAAATTAGTAGTTACTTGACATGCAAACCCGCCATAAATTGCCTTATCGGAATCACATTTTTTTCTTAATTCATACCATGAATCAAATCTATTTGCCTTGGCTAAAAACTGTTGAACTTGTGGTAAATCTTGACTTGGCACTATTTTCAATCCGCTAAGATAACGTGCTTTACCTTTTAAAATAGCAGCATGTTCAGGATGATTGTTATAAGAATTTAATAATTCTTTAGGAAAGTTATTGTCTTTGCCCCACTTAACAAATTCTCCAGCTGTATCTATTTTATAAGTAGGAAGTTGGTTAACATCCATCTTAATAGTAATTATGTCATTATATACTTCTAATTTTTTAGCCATTGTAAACCTTGTTAGTTATTGCTCCACCTTGATATTCTTTAAATGTAATTTTTGTTAAATCAAAACAAGTTGCATAACCCACCTCCACTACATTTAATCCCGTTGGATTAGTATTACTATTGCCTACTTGTTCGTATATCGTATATTCGTAATCGCCTATTGTTAATGAAATCTGAGCAGTTGTTGGTGTTGCTGTTTCAACTATTATAAATTCATTATATCGTTCCTTTTGTGTGCTTATGTCCGCTGGTAAAAAATATTGTGATGTATTTGTTTGAACGTTTTTAAACTGAAATAAAAAATAAGGATTTGCTAATAAACATTTCTCCTGTAATGTTAAGATAACTGTATTACTATTATTCTTATTAATTGTTATCATACTTATATAACGTACAAATATATCAATTTGTTATTTAAAAAAAAAGCCCAAGCTTACGGGCCTGAGCTTAACTTTAAAAAGTTATTGATTAAGCTATTAAGTTAGCTATCAAAGTACTTGTTACTTTGTAAATTGGAGCTATCTCCTTACCTTTAAAAGAAAGTTTATGACCAGCTAAATCAGTAATTGCCATACCGCTTTCAGTACTCCAAGTTAATAAATCCATTCCTTGATCCTTACCAAATAACCAATAGTCACCGTTAACATCTTGAACCATCATGGTTAAAACGTTTTGAGCAACTAATTGAATTTCTTGAATAACTGTAGAAGTTAATTTTTTAATAGTAAAATCAATTTGTGGTTCGTAAGAAATAGTTCCTGAAGCTGGAGTATAAGTGCCAGGACTTGTAAACATTCCCATCTCTTTATCCAAAGAATACACTCGGTACTTCTTGCCTGTTGCTAAAGTATAAGCTGTAACCACTCCAGCAGTTGCTGTAAATGCAGAACCAGTTCCTGAGTTGTTTTCAAATTCAGTTAGATAAACATTTTTTATTCCACCAGCTCCACCTTTACAACCTAGAAAGGTATAACCGCTTGTTAATACACATGGCATATTTTTATAATTTTAATTTGTTTATAATAAGGAGGGTTGCCCCTCCATTAAATTTATCCTACGTAAAGAACATTCATCGCTTGATTCACAACGTGTGCGAAGATTGTCATGATGTTTTTTACAAACATATCTTCACGATTGAAAGCAATTTTGTTAACTTCAAACTTATTGATATCACTAACTAAATCAGTACACCAGTAAATATAATCCGGACGTGCTGCGATAACAACTTTCTCAGCTAAAGGCACAAATTGAATTTGAATTCCATTGTAGAAATAAGCTTCAGTTGGTTGACCTAAATTAGTTACAGCGAATAAATCACGGTAAGTAGCAGATACGTTATAAATGTTTATAAATTGTTTGTGAGAATAAGGAGCATAAATAAATGGCTTAACTGCACCATTAATAACTCTTGCTGGAATAGCTGCGTAAACCTTAGCGTATTCAGTTTGAATGTTAGTTGCATCGATTGTAGTTCCTAAAACTTTAATACGAGTTCCTAAAGCACCACCATTATAAATCATTCTAGTTGCAACACCATCAAGTAATGAAGCTGAACCTGAAGCAACTAATGCTTGTTCAACTGAACTAACTTGATTCTGAGCAGTACCTGGAGTTAAAGCTGCAACTGCAGTACGTGTAGCACTTGTTGCACCGTTCCAAAATTTACTTTGTAAATCTTCAGCAATTAAATTACCATAAGACTTTAATACTACTGAACCAAATTCACTTGATTCAATCTCCCATGCACCTGGCTTCATTGTTCTATTGAAACGTGAAGAACGTAAAGCATTAGGATCAAATTCTTGGTAGTACATTATTTTAGTTGGAGTAATCAAAGTATCAACTAATCCAAAAGTTCCTGATGAAGTTGGAGCACCACTTGCAAATGCTTGAGCTGTAACGCTATTATCATTTTCGGTAAACACCGTGTCGCTCTTGATGTCGGTTGCTAAAGTTACTAAATTCTTATTTACAGTATCATTTGCAAATAAAATCTCTTCGATAATCGGCTCGACTGCCTTACCTCTGATGTCTACTATTGTTGCTGAAATTGCCATTTTATATTTTGTTTTAAATTATTAATTAATTATTTTGTTAGTCTAAATTTTTCTAAAGAACTTAATTCATCCCAATTTTTTGTAACCTTAGTTTCATTTTGTATTGGTGTGTTTAAGATTTCGTTTACTACTTTGTTAAGTAAAACAACTTGTTTTTTCAAACTAGATATTTGACTTTCTAAAGATACTTGCATCGCACTCATTTTAGTATCCATTTCTTTAGGATATTTTAATTCCGATTCAACTACTTCAGGAGCTTCAACTTCTTCTACTTTTTTGCTTTCAATTTCAGCAACTACTCCGCTTAAAATTTTAACTACATTGCCATCTTCCATTGTGTATTCGCCATCCATTACTGGACTAGCTGTGCCACTTGTAATATCCATTATTGCAGTTCCGATAACTAATTCGCCATCATAAGCAAATACTAAACCATCAACTGTTTTAGCTTCTTTCATTTTAACTTCAGGTGTTTGCTCGGTACTTGGTTTTTTTTCTTCAGTTGGCATTGTAGGTTTTTCAGCAACTGGATTAAGACCTTCTAAGGCCACACGTTCATCAACACTAAGTTTAGTTATGATAAAGTCTTTAATTTTTGAGATAACATTTGTTTCCATGCTTATATAACGTTTAAAGTTTTTAAATTGTTTATTATTTTTATTACTTGTTCATCTGACATAGTTACTTTATTGACTTCAGCTGTTTTAAATATGCCATCAATCGAAACACCGTTAACTTCACCCGACTTGATTTTTGTCCATACATCATCACTTTCAACCTTGCCCGTAAGAAACCAAGTTCCTTCTGGCAGTCCTTCGAAGCCTTTAGCTGTTGCAAATCTTTCATTATTTAATAATACTGATTCAAAGAATGTAACCCCTTCTATTAATTTACTTGAATGCTCAATATCTACAGCACTTGATAAATTATCTTTAACCCATTTTTGTTCTACTAATTCAATCGTTTCTTTATCGAACATCAAGTTAAATTCCTCACCCGCTATATTCCGATATATTAATTGATTCGGTATAAGTACGGGAGTGAATATAATTCTCTTATCTTCGTTTTGAATTGCTAACTTGATTTCCGATTGTTTGTTGAACTTAATCCAATTTATTTGAATGGCTGGATCACTTACTAAACTAACTGTCTTTAATCCCATTTCGGAATCTTCGACATCTATTATTGCTTTCTTAATTGGTAATTCCATATTGTAATAACGTTTAAATTTATCCGTATGTTGATTCCGATACTAATTTGTTTACCCGATTTGTAGTGCTTCGGTTTTCAGTTTCTACAACGTATGCTTTAACAGGAGCAAAGTTATTATTTTGATTTCCACTAAATGTAGTTGACTGCCCTTGACCTGGTCCATATATTGCTGGAGCTTGACTTGTTGTTGGTGCTGAGGTTTCTGCTGCTGGTATTGCACCCGCTGAACTTCCACCTTCATCAAATTGTGTGCTATTAATCTGAGCAATGTTTGCAGCTGTTGATATAGCTAAAGCTCCTACTCTTATTGCAGAAAGTATTCCTAACGTTGGATCGGGAACTGCTAAGATAGCACCTATACCTAAGATTCCATTTAATATAGCACTTGCTCTATTAAACTTCTTTTGTGTTTCAAATTGTTGCCTTGCTAAATCTTTTTCATCTTTTGCCTTTTGATCTAATATTGCTTTTTCTTCTTTAGAACCCTGTTTAACATTTTTTAATTTATCTCTATAAAGTTTATTAACCTTTTGAGTTTCCTTCATGTAATAAGTATCCGATAAAGTTTTTGAAACTGCTAAAGTTGTTTGAGCTGCAAGGTTTACCGATTCAACTATATCTTTTTGTAATTGTTTTTCTTTTGCTTTTTTTCGTTCCCTTGCCGCATCTTCTAAAGCTTCTTTTTGTTTTGTATAATTGTTTTCAATATCTAATTCACTTAACCCTAATAAATCAGCATTAGCTATATTTATATCGTAAATATCTTTAAAATGCTTTTTTTCTAATTCTACTTTTTTAGCATTATTTTCTTCTTCTGCCTGTGATCCCGCTTGTAAATTTTTACCTTGATTTGCTAATCTTTGTGCTTCTAATTGATAACTACTTTCTATGTTTGATAATTGTAAAGCTATTTTTTTCTTTTCATCAGCTTCAATTTTTTGTATATCTTTATCCGCTTTTGCTTGTCTATTAACTTCAGCTGCTTTTTCTTCAGCATCTTGTTTAACTTTATAATCTTTTTGTATTTGTAATATATTATCTTGTAAGGTTATTTCAGCTTGAGCTAATGCTTTATTTTTTGTTGCTTGGCTTGCTTTGCTTGAATTTATACTTTTTATTAAATCATCATTTTGAAATTGTGCTTTTATAATAGCTTGTGCTAGTTCAGTTTTAAAAGTTTTTATATATGATTCCTCTTTTGCTTTTTCTATATCCGATAATAACTTTTTTTCATCTTCACGTCTTTTTTGTGCTGCTGCTTTAGCATCTTCAATTCCTTTTAATCTTAATTTTTCAGCTTTATCAAATTCTTCTTTTGTAAGAGTTCCAGCTTCTTTATTATTTGTTTTTAAATTATCAAATAATGCATTTGATTTTTCTAATTCTGTTTGACCTAATTTTTTAGTTTCATCTGCAAATTGTTGTGTTTCTTTTGAATGTATCTTACCATATTCAACAACTTTTTTAGCGTATTCATTCATATCCGCCTGTGCATTTAAACCAATACTACTTATGTACGCATAAGTTTTTTCATACCAAGGTACCGCATCTGCACCAGCTGCTTCACCTGTTAATACCTTTGCTTGTGCTTCTGCTGACTTTGCAAACAAAACATTTGCAGTTGCCTTAGCTTGCATTGCTTCAATATACAAATCCTTATTTGCTACAAAATTACTTTCTGCTACAGCTAAATCATTTGTATATCCTAAACTTTGACCTAATGTTTCGTTATATATTTTTAATGTTTCATCTTTTGATAATGTGCCTTTATTAAATGAATCAAATGCCGATTCTACATTTTGAACTCCTTCTAAGACTTTTGCTAATTCACCCGATACTGCTTTGGTTGCTTCTGCTAATGCTTTCTCTGCTAAACTTGTTTTATCAAATATAGCAGCAATCTTATCAAAATTATCGTATAATAACTTTATACCTTCAATTAATAAAAATATTGGAATAGCACCCATTGCAGCTCCAATACCTTTAAAGCCTGTTTTAATTTTATCAAAATCAAAAGTTGCAATACCTTCAGATAATAATTTAAATGAAGATGTTAATCTTTCAACTCCACTACCCTTTAAACTTTTAGTCGAATCGTTTAAGTCCTCAACCTTATCTTGTAACCCAGCTAATTTTTGACCAGCTTTTGTTGCTTCAATAGAACCTTCGCCAAACTTAGAAGTCATTGCTATATGCTCATCCTTGGCTGCCTTAATTGCTGTTTTTAAATCTTTAAAAGAACTGATTGTTTTTTCTACTCCTGTTACAGTTGTATTAAATGCTATTTCTTCTTTTGCCATAATTATATTATAAAGATGTTAGTTGCGTTTGATTTAATTGTTATTGTTGAATATTGTCCTGTTATTATTGTTTGTGGTAAACTTAACCCGTTTAGTGTTTCCGATGCCACCCCGTATAGTTTTACTGAGTTAGCAGTTGAATCAGTTCTAAAAAATGTAAACTCGTAATCAATAAATAAAGTCGGGTCGATAGTTATCTTTACATTGCCATCAGTTGCGTTTACATAAAAGAAAGTACAACTTCCATCAATGGTATAATCGGCTGTTATGGTTATTGACTTCTTTACTACTTGACTTGTATTTATTTTTGCTAAATAAGAACCACTTGAATTATCTATTGTAATGGCATCCGATAAGTTAATACCTCCACTTGTTATTGTGCTATTGGCTGTTAAATTAACGCCTGTAAAATTACTTACTGAAGATTCTATAACTACATTATTTGAGTTCGTTAAAGTAACGCTATTTGCTCCTGAAGCTACAAAGTTATTATCACCTCCTACTATATTACTATTATATCCAAAGTTTATATTACTACCATTTGCAGAACTTAAATTTTGCATTTGTGATAAAACCATACCATCACCGCCAGCATTACCTCCAATAAAATTAATATCGTTATCAGGAACAAAAACCGCATAATCAGTTAACTTTAATAATTCAACCATTGTGCTTTGCGGCTTCATAAAGTTGTAATCCTTTATTGCATTTACTATGTAATAACCATCATCCCAAACTACATTCCTAAAATCAAAGTTTTTAATATCGTATGCTGTTAAATTATAATACCTTCGTTCAATCTTTGAGTTCTTATCAGTTAACTGATTTATCATTTTAGAATAAAACCTATTAAACAAATTGTTATCGGTATAAGTCGCCTGAGGATAAGTATAATAAACTTCGTGTGGTGTATCCCAATTTAAAGTTAAAGTAGGGTTATAAGGATTATCGCAATCCCCAGCAAAAGGATAAGTAGAATAAGTTGTTACTGTATTACCATTTGACCTCCATAGATTCCAACTGCCATAATTCATAGCAATTAAACCTCCATAATAAAGCGATCTTATATTTGATTGTATTGGACTAATAACACCAGCTTCGACTTTATAAATAGTAGGTATTACTAAACCATTTTTATAGTTACCTTTTAAAGGAGTACCTGAATAAATTACACTTACATCTTTTGTTTGATTAATAAAATCATTATCGACATACTCTATATGTTTACCGAAAGTTTCTTTATAATCCTTTTGATATTTGTCATTTAAGTAATCTGAATCTTCTTTGTATTCTAATTCATATCGTAAAAAATCTAATTCGCCTATTGGCAAAACTTCACGCTTCATAGAATAATCACGCTTATCAGACCAGTCTATTGAGCCAGTATAAAAGTTCTCCCTATCTTCAATAAAGTAATTATATTCATTTGTTTTGTCTTGCACCATGTAAAGATTATGCAATTTAAACTCCGACATTAACCAGTCTATTTGTTTAATATTAATCGGTAATACTTTGTTTAAATCGACTAAATCATCTTCATCAATATTTGTATTTACATAATTACCTGAGAAGAATGTTTTTGCACTTTTAACCTTTGCCCTTACTTGAGCTGAACTTGCTGCAATAGGATTATATAAAGGTCCAACATCAAAAAAAGCAAATTCTAAATTCCAACCGATATCAACTTTAACATCTAAACCGCCATATAAAGCAAATGCTGGTAAAGATATTTTACGTTCTATATTTCCAATACTTAAAGGATAAAAAGCATTAGGGTCAAAAGCAACAAATGGATTAAATACAAATTCTTCATAAGCAACAACAACGTTATTAACTTTTATATTATAAAATATTTTTCTATTATTACCTACAAATGATACATAAGTTGGTGAACCCGAACCTGTATATAATATATCTAAATCTAAATTTATAACCGCTTCTATATTATAATTTACATATTTAAAAGCAGCATAAGTATTTGTGAACTTACCATTAGCAGAATTGTATTTACCCGCAGCGTTATTATAAGGCGAAGATGTAGCATTAAATAAAATAGTGTTTGTTGTTGGTGTGAATTGATTCCATAAACTTGATGCTCCTACATAAGCTGCATTGTAAGGGCCTACTGTAAAATTACTTGACCTACCTACATAGAATTGATTGTCTATTAATTGCTGTGCTGTTTTTTCAAACTTATCGCCACTTGTTGGAATTATTTGACTTTTGTAAAATGTTGAATTAAAAAATGTAGATGTATAAGAATAACCAGCATCTGAGAATATTTTATCTAATATTGTTTTCTTATATATAGCTGGTCTAAAGTATTTAATCTCAAAATCTCTTTCAGCTACTGGGAGTGTATTACCCGAGCTTGGCATTACTTGATTTCCATAATCTATTAAAGGATATACATATCCATTACCTAATGCAAATGAAACAGGCGAACCAGCTACTTGTATTGATGTGGCCCAACTATTAGTTACGTTGTTAAAAGTTAGATTGTGATTATAAGTGCTAAAATTTAAACAGTTAGTAAACGAAGTATCTTCAGGATTCGATAATAACTTGTCACCTATCTTTGTAAATACATTTCCAATAGTTCCCTTACAGCTACATTCATAAACAACCTCACCAGTTGAATCATCAACGTTAATTTTGATTAGTTGTAAATCCCCTTTAAACTGAAGTACGCTATTAACATAATAATATATATCGCATTTCTTATTAGGATTGAAATAATTTAAACTTATGTTTGACTTCCATATTAATTCAAAGAATTTATTTATTTCTTTAGTTCCAGGAAACGTTATTGTCTTTGAAAAACTTGCATTCTTTTTATCAGGATTTCTAATATCCGATATTAAAAAGTTAAAGCTAATTGGAATCTCATCAATATAACTTACATCGTATTCAATAGGAGTTGCATCTTGAGTATATAATAAAATCTTTATATCGTTCATCCTTTTTGGCGTTGGTTATTGTGAGTAAATAATAAATCAAAAGTTAAGTTTCTTAGCTTATCGTTATTCTTAGATACATAAGTTCCATTAGTTACTTTTACTGATGCGTAACCTTGAGCAGTTCCCAAATCTAATTTAACATCAGGTGAACTAAACAAATCTTTATACTTTAATAATTCTGCCTTCGTTACCCAGTCGCTATTTAACTTTAATCCATTTTGAACGTTTACAATAGTTGGCTGTTCTACAGCTACCGAATAATCCAAAGTCATTACATTACTTACAACAGTCCAAGGTGAACGTTTAAAAGTTGTACTTGTTTTAGTTGAGTTTAATTCCGATACCTTGCTACAATGCAAAGTTTCATAAGCTCCTGTAGTTGATAAGTAATGAAGTGTAAATACATCAAAACGAGGACTGCATTTTATTGTATATCTTTTAATTTTAAATGGAGCAGTTTCTGAATTTATTTCAGCCATTATATCGTAATATTCCACACCTACTAAATAACTTGCATTAATACCATCAAT